GAAAAAGAAAAAGAAGAACTAAGCATAAAACGTAAATTTATTTGAACATTACTCTATTATTGAGAATAATATCATTTGCAATATGCAAAAACTACACATTGAATATTAAAGATTGGAGGAACAATGTCAGTTGATTTTGATGCAATCCGTAAGAAGCTTGATAGGCTAAGCGGAACAAATAGAAATAGGTCCCTTATGTGGCGACCTCAAGAAGGTGAGGAGCATACTGTAAGGCTTATGTCCTTTCCTGATAATGATGGCCAGCCTTTTAAAGAGCTCTGGTTCTATTATAATATTGGAAATGAACGGGGTCTTTTGTCACCGTACCAGTTTAGCGATCCAGACCCCATTCAGGAATTGATTACAAAGCTCCGTGATGAAGGTTCAAAGGAATCTTATGAGCTTGCTAAAAAGCTCTATCCTAAGATGCGTACCTACGCTCCTGTTGTCGTACGAGGTGAGGAAGATAAGGGTGTGCAGATCTGGGGATTTGGCAAGACTGTTTACCAGAATCTTCTCGGGCTTATGCTTGATGAGGATTATGGAGATATTACAGATCCTCAAACAGGTCGTGATATTAAGGTCGCATGTACTAAGCAGCCAGGTCGACAGTGGTCAATGACTGAGGTTCGCCCACGTGGTAAGGAGTCTCTTCTTTCTGATGACACTAATGTGGCTAAAGAGTGGATTTCAAGCATTCCTGATATTGCTGAGATGTATCAATGTAAGTCTTACGATGAGCTGTCAAAGATCATTAATGACTGGCTTAACGAGGATGATGATGCCGAGGAGGATGTAGGTACAACTCTATCTGAGCCTTCTGTGGCATCTGAGTCGAATTACAAGAGCATTGATGATGCTTTTGCTGATCTCATTGATGACGAATAGTAGCTGTTTATTGCGGGGTGTGTAACACACCCCGCTTGAACATACCTGTTCTGTCACTGTAAAATGATTTGTGGAGAAAGGATGTCAAACCAGGATTTTACTGCAAGCTTAATCAATGCTTTAAACAAGGAGCATGGTTCGCAGATAGCATATAATCTCAGCCAGGACATTTCACCGACGCATGTTGAGAAGTGGATTTCAACGGGATCGAAGCTTCTTGATTATATTTGCTCTAATAGAAGAGGAGGCGGTCTTCCTGAAGGGCGAATTGTTGAGATCTTTGGCCCACCTTCAATTGGCAAGTCTCACATAGCTACACAGATCGCTAGAACCACTCAAAAAATGGGGGGAATCGTTGTGTATATCGACACTGAGAATGCAACATCAGTTGAAAACTTAGGAATGCTTGGAGTTGATGTGTCTAAACGGTTTGTGTATGTTGACACACACTGCACTGAGGAGGTGCTTTCTATCGCAGAGGCAACCATCATGAAGGCAAAAGCGATGGATAAGGATGTTCCTATTACTATTGTGTGGGATTCTGTAGCAGCCTCCTCACCCAAGGCAGAGCTTCTCGGAGATTATGATAAGGAGTCCATAGGCCTACAGGCTCGTGCAGTTTCTAAGGGTATGAGAAAAATCACTGGTGTGATTGCTAATCAAAATGTTTTATTTGTGATACTCAATCAGACTAGAACAAAGATTGGTGTGATGTACGGAGATCCTGATACAACGCCTGGTGGAAAAGCTATTCCCTTTCATGCTTCAATTCGTATCAAGTTGGGTGCTGGTCAACAAATCAAGAATGGAGATGATGTAATAGGAATTCACGTTTCTGCTAAAACAATCAAGAACAAGGTCGCACCCCCATTCAGAAAGATTAATTTTGAGATTCACTTTGGTGTAGGTATCAAAGAACATGAACAAGTATTTGATCTTCTAAGAAAGCACGGCCCAGAAGTAATTGGTGGAAAGGAAGTTTCTTTATCTGGCGCAGGATCGTGGAAGTGCTTGACTATTACAGATACTGAGACAGGTGAGATTCTTGTTGAAAAGAAATTCCATAAGCCAAAGTTTAATGAAATAATGAGAAATCCTGAGTATGCTTCTTACATAGATGATCTTCTAGAGGTAGCTATGGTGAAAAAATTTAACCAAGGTGATCTAGAAATAAATCCGGATTCTTATGAAGAGATGAGATCTCTAGCAGATGCTATGAGTGAGAGTGAATTCGAGGCAACAGATTGAGTGATGAAGGTCGAGTAATTCTAATTGTAGATGCCTTGAATCTATTCACAAGGCACTACGTTGCCCATCCAGCCATCACAGCAAATGGAGAACATGCAGGTGGAATTGTAGGATTTCTATATGCTATTATTGATCTGATTGAAAGATACAAACCAGAGCAAATAATTGTTGTGTGGGAAGGGGGTGGATCAGTCAGAAAGAGAGCGATCTTTAAAGAATACAAGCAACACAGAAGGCCTGTAAAACTTAACAGGTATTATGAAAAGGATCTGCCTGACACAGTTCAAAATAGAAACCATCAAATCTCAACATTGGTCTCGCTCATCGAAAACATACCTGTTTGCCAGATTTATGTTCCTGATTGTGAAGCTGATGATGTAATAGGATATTTGTGTAGATATAGATTTGCAGACCAAAGAAAATTAATAGCCTCATCTGACCACGATTTTTATCAGCTTCTTGATTCTAATACTATTATTTACTCGCCTACATGGAAAAAGATTGTCACATCAAATGAAGTTAGAGAAAAGTTTAAAATATCACCTGCTAATTTTTGCTTAGCAAAATCAGTTTGCGGTGATCCATCTGACAATATAGATGGAGTAAATGGTGTGGGATTCAAAACTCTAGCCAAAAGATTTCCTGATATGGGTGAAAAACAAAGCATGAATGTTAGTCAAATAGTCGAGCAAGCTGAGAAGGCTGTTCAGGAAGGAAGTAAAGTGAAGGCTTTCCAGAACATCATTAACTCAAAGGAAAAAATAGAGAGAAATTGGAGACTAATTTACTTAGGCACATCTAATCTTGCTGCTTCACAAATTAAAAGAATAAATGAAATCGTTGATACTTTCAGCCCAGTCAAGAATAAAATGCAGATGATGAGAATGCTTATACATGAAGGCATTCAGACATTTAATGTTGATAGGGTATTTCTTGCTCTAAATTATGTCAACATAAAGAAAACTTAATGCCTGTTTCACATTTTAAACAGTACGGAAAAAGCTTCGAAGAAAAGATTTTTCAGTGTTTTTTGACTGACCAGAAGTGGGCAGCTCAGATGTCTGAGATGATGACTCCGGAGTATTTTGATGTAAAGCATCTCAGATATCTCACTGAGAGATATTTCAATTATTATTTAAAATACAAGGCATTTCCAACACTTCCACTTCTTATAACAATAGTGAGAGACGATTTAAGGGAGGGTGCAGATGTCCTCTTGAGAGATCAGATTGTGGACTTTCTGCACCGAATTAAAACAAATCCGGATGTTGGAGACTTACAATTTGTAAAAGATAAAACACTCGACTTTTGTCGAAAGCAGGCACTTCGAACTGCACTCGAGAAAGCAGTTGAGATGGTCGCAACAGATAAGTACGAATGTGTGGTTGATCTAATGAAGGATGCGCTGGCTGTTGGTACACCCTCTAGCCTTGGTCATGATTTCTTTATAGATGCTAATGTTAGATTTGAGAAGACCTCAAGAGTCACATGTCCGACAGGATTATTGCAGCTTGATAAACGGACAATATTGAATGGTGGCCTGGCCAGAGGAGAAATAGGTATCATCATTGCCAATACTGGTGTAGGAAAATCTCATTTTTTGGTTCATGTTGGATGTGAAGCATTAAGGGTTGGAAAGAATGTAATTCATTATACATTTGAGCTGTCAGAGACTGCAGTTGGTTTAAGATATGATTCAAACTTAGCTGATGTTCCTAAACACGAAGTTATTGATCGAAAAGATGAAGTTTTAAAGAAATATGAGGGATCGGATTTAGGTCGATTAATTATAAAGTCGTTTCCAACGGGGTCTGCTACTGTCATGACTTTGCGAAATCATATTGAGAAGATTTTGCTCAAGTCTTTTGTTCCAGGCTTAATAATTATTGATTACGCAGACATCATGAGATCGTCTAGGAAATACGAAAATTTAAGACATGAGCTTAAGTTGATTTACGAAGAATTAAGAAATTTAGCCATGGATATGAACATACCGGTCTGGACAGCATCACAGGCCAATCGTGAATCA